TACGCTTCCCTGGATTGACGTGTTGCCAAGATTGTTTACGTCAAAATACTCGCCCGTCCACGCGTTTGTCGGAAGGGTCACACATATAGGATCTACCATATTATCTTGGGTATTCCGTCCAGACTGCGACAATAAAACTTCAAATTCCCCTGGCAATGGCCACAATTGTCTATTTCGAAATGTTGAATCTAATTCCAAAAATAACGACATTTTTAGGGATAAAGAAAAAACAATTTTAAAGAAATGGAAACTCAAAATAGACATATACACTTCAATAATGTTGTAGTAACACATATCATGGTCACATACAGTTATGCATACAAATGTTCTAGGATTTCAAAGTGGGAACAACTGGCAAGAGACAGGTCTCGTTTTCAGAGACGAATTAAAGACACGGAGACTACCTTAATCAAGGTGTTTAATCCCCACCATCGAGATGCCGTCTGGGCTTTGAGAGAAAATCATGTTTCGTTTTAATTTATCTTTGATCGATTTATGATTGACAAGATGCCAATGAAAATGAAAATGAATTTGAGTGTTCAAATGTTAGTTCTTCTGTTCGTACATCAATGTGCTGGCGACGCGACATGGAATGCTTCAGCTGAGTTTATTGTTCAAAGACCAAAAATGTCTCTTTGCCAGGAAAGATGTTTCGCATATGACAGCGAACTAAGTGGAGCACTGATCGTGAAATCCAGAAATATATGCAAATGTATTTACACCTGCCGAACGTGCTCACAAGAGCAGTGTGCGAGTATGTGCGAGGAAAGTGAACGGCTAGAGGGCGCGTCTCGAGACGAGTGTTCATACATTGACAATGTTTGTTATACTCATAAATTTCTCAGAGAACAATAAATTAGCGTGTTTTATGACTATCTTGTCATAAAACTTTAATTCTAAACTCTAAGAATCCTCCGGCGCCTTCTTCCTCAACATATTGGTAAATTCTTCAGAAGTTCTTCGAATAATTTGTATCTTTAACTTTTCAGCCTGTTTATATTTGTTTGTTCTTATATTATCCTGTACAACCAATGCTACACATTTTTTTGTGACTGATTCTGATATATTAAATTTTTCAGCGAGCATTGGATCTCTAAAGCCTGACAAACATATAGTTTCTTTAGCTTGATTGTATTCATTCACCAAGTCTTCGTCTTCTTTCACACGTATCCCACGTTTCTTACATTCGTTCACAAATTCTACCATAGAAGCATGATTCTGAAGGATTAATTGCCCTGTGATAATCGAAAATCCATCTATTTTCAGCAATTCGGATAATGTAGGAGAGACATGCATAAACGTTGTGTCGTTTTTAATTAGCATTTCAACACGTTTTTCTCCAATGCCATACCCCAAAACTCCTGATGCGCCAACAAGTGTAGAGAATTTGTGTTGTTGAGATTTAAGGTTTAAAATTTCTGAAATTATTTTATTCCTAGTTTTTTCTTGAAAAACCGTTGTCAGGTTGTCTGACGTTAGTGTCAAGACGTCAAAAAACGTCTTCACATTACATTTGTTATAAAGTTTAGCAACCGTTTTCAAGCTGATATTTTTCACACCTAACTTACATAGAAGATTTGTGATTACCTTGACATCTGATAAATCATTTTGTTCAGTAATCACATTCACACCTTTCCATTTATCACTTGGCAGTTTCACTGGTTCAAATCCACGCTCAATTACTTTAAGAATGTGAGGGATGACATCTCCAGATCTGACACATATGAGCTTTGCGCCAGAACTGATCCCACTATCAACAATGAATTTTGCATTGTGCCCTGTGAGTCTCGAGATTGTTATGCCTGATAGGTTTACCGGATCAATGTGAACGACAGGTATCCAAATGTTTTTTGAACTAGGAGACCAAACGACTTCGCGAACAGTTGCAATCGCAGATGCTATATCAATTTCTTTTTTAAACGAAATCATATGTTTCGGGTTTCCAGCCGTGTTTTTCTCATACGCGTCATCAAATGTAATCACAAGGCCATCTGATGAATATTCTGACTCTTTTCGATTTTGATCCATAAGTTCATTGAGAAGCTCTTGCTTCAAAAATGATTTATTGACAGAACGAAAGATTGGGACATTAAACCCGTGGTGTTTCAATATTTCTATTTGTTCGCTTGGCGGTCTTTGAACAGGTCGATCGATCTCAATGAGTTCGTGGGCTACAAAATCAATCTCTGTCATAATATGTTCAATAATATTTTTGCTACTAAACTGACCGGCTACAAGATTTCGAGCATTTTTATACTCTGACGCAAATTGATCACGAAATGTAGAGTTTTTCATTATCAATTCTCCTCGAACATAGTGTGAAATTCTTGGAATTCTTAAAAATTTTAAAAAGTTTGAAATATCACAACCTCTGACACCATTTCCACGTGTGTACATTCGTGTCGTACACACTAACGCACTTATTCCATCTAGTTTCTCTGTAACAACAAATTGCGACATCTCTTCAAATTTACGACACCACGTTTCCAATGATGCTTTTGTTCGAATTTTGTCTAACGATCCCATCCATACAGGTAAAATAGTATCTCGTTCTATTTTGGAAGACACTGTCACTTCATTAGACCCAAATAACGAATCGTACACATCATCTTCAATAAGAGGTGTCCCATTCTCATATAAACTATCACATTTTATTTTGAATTCCATTTATTTTTACATAGACTTCAGATAATTCGAATTCAAATCTTTATTCATTCGAGTTAAAGAATGGCGTGCGGGTCAAAATGGAAATATTGTTAATGAACCCGTATGATGGCCACGATGACAGGATTACAACATTGATTGAACGTATGAGAGGTAATAAAAAACCCTTCCCAAAGTGTGAAGATGGTGTTTGTTCCATTCGAAAACCATTGAAAATGATTGACGATTCAAAAATAAATGAGGATATTCAACGTGTCCTAGACAATGAGAATGTGAAAGAAGTAATGTTGCCAGTGCTCAGTGAAAAAGATGCTGAACGGTTAGTAGTTCTGAGTAAAGAATATGAATGGAATCGAAACCCATCGATCGTGATTAACATCGTAAAAATAGAATAAAGTTTGAGAATTTATATGACCATTTTTGATTACTAGTGGGATGTTTCGCCCGGAAATCAAAAATGTTTTCAACGACAAACATTCGAAAACCTCAACTAAAAAATGAATTTTATTTTTGTATATTCAGGAATTTATAAAAATGTCACGGAAGTATCTTAATTTCAATGAGAAACTTGAACAATTTAATTGTCGTATGATTTCATCTCTCGTCGACATGACGTCTACGAAAAAAATTGTATACGAATGCGAACAAAAACACGTTTCAGAACTGTCTATCACTTCTTTCACCAACAAATCGAGACCAGATAACATGGCGAAGTTATTCTCACTGTGTGCAAAATGCGAAACCCGACATCAACACGAAATCGAAATGCAACCAAGATTTGACGAACTTGGTTTCACACTGATGTCCGTTGACTACGACAAGGACGGATACAGAACTGTCACATATCAGTGTCACTGTGGCAACGTAAGCGAGACAGATTGGAGAAACATCAAAAAGGCATCCAGATCCTCATCGTGTCCGAAATGCCAGAACGATAATAAAAAAGTAAACTACGAAACACTTGTTGCTGCATTCGAGGAACGTGGCTGCAAGATGTTGATGGAAAGGTCTGCGTACAAAAATAACAAACAACGGTTATCTTTCAGATGTGTCTGTGGGGCAACGGCTGAGATAGTCTATCACGATTTGGTTAGAGGACGTCTATGTGGTAACTGTAAGCAGGTAAGGACAATAGAAACGAATTTGAAACGATATGGTGCAGAAAACCCGTTTCAGGTGGACGAAATCAAGGAGAAGATTAGAAATTTAAATATTGAACGGATCGGTGTTGAATACCCGCAACAAAATGCGCAGGTTCGACAAAAGACTGAGACAACATGCATGGAAAAGTATGGTCGTAAATGGGCTTTTACAGCTCCTGAAGTCTATACAAAGATTAAAAATGTAATGCTAGAGCGTTATGGTGTCGAGTATCCATTTCAAAACGATGAAATCCTTGAAAAGATAAGAATGACATGTTTGGATCGATATGGATCAAATTACTATCTCACAAGCGAAACGTGTAGACAGAAGATGAAGCTGGCATATGGCGTTGAGTACTATGGAATGTCGCAAGAATTTAAAAACAAAATTTTAGAAAAGTATGGTGCTGAGTATTTCGTTCAATCTGAAGAGTTTAAGAGACAGATGATGGAAAAGTATGGAGTAGAACATGCGACCCAATGCCCTGTTTTGTTTAGAAAAGCATGCGCAAGTTCATATGGTCGCAAACCATATGTTTACAAGGACAAGATTTTTATGGTGTTGGGATACGAAGACAAAGGTCTTGATGACATTCTAAAGAGGGATGGAATTACAATTGTTTATGCCGGCGAATGTGATGAAATTCCAACGTTTGAGTACTATTGTCTCGATGGTAAAAAGCATATTTATTATCCAGATATTTATTGTCCTGAAGATAATAGAATAGTCGAAGTTAAATCTACGTGGACTTACAATAAAGATTGTTTGAAAACATTATACAAAGGCCTTGTTGTTTCTGAAGACTATATTTTTGAGCTTAGAATTTACGACAACAAAAAGAATATTTGTTGCGTAGTTGAAATTGTGAAAGGAGAAATAGAAAAATTGATGGGTGCTGACGACTTTATTTTAGGAATGCCCTTTAAATAAACCTTTTGTGAAAATCTATCACACGTTGTGTGATAGATTGGAAATTTTATTTCTTTATAATAAAACTGTAATAAGAATAATAGGCGGAGCATTGCACTGCACCTGCAGTAATTCGAAAAAAATTCGAATTACAACACAGGGAAACCGAGAGCGCCTCCAGACACTCTGATAATATTAGTATTGACACCAATAATAACGAATTCGAATGTCTGCGGATAGTCTTGTCCGGTTCCAAGGTCCCCGGTGCCAGCAGCGGCGATAAGTGATTGAGGAGAAGCGACGGGTGAGATGCTGACATTGGTGAGTTTCCCGAAGTTGGTGGAGCCCAATGGGTCGACATTGTAGAACGCCAACGAGTACGAGTACATGTGGAATCCCGTGAGTTCTGGGATGGCAGGCGCTTTGTACCATGGTTCGACAAGTGAGAAGAAGTCAGAGCCCATCAAGTTCAGGCGGTTGGTATTCTCGTACGTGAGCGTAACCTGTCCGACTGGGTCGTTTGCCGCGGCAGGCTCGAGAATGTCGATGTTCGGGCCTGGGACGGGAGAGCTGGTGGTGTAGTTGCTGAGAATGTTGGGAGTTGTTGTGTTGCGAGCAGCAAAGACCAAGAGTTTGATAGAATGCGAGAAACGAATGTCGTATGTTGGGTATTGGTTCACAGCGGGCGAGAAGATTTGGCGTGGAGCTGTTTGGACTTGCTCAACCAAAATGTCACGAGGGGCGCACGCCATTCGCTTACGTTCCTCGTTGCTGACGATTGCGTAGTTGGCCCAGACCTGAACATTGGTGAGTTCGGGTGCAGCAGCGATGTCTCGTCCAACAACGGGAGTTGAGTATGGAGAAGTGCCTTTAACTGGGATTGAATTTTCAACCACCAGCAGATCGGTCCAGTTACGAAAACTGAACGAAATTCTCATCTCGTTGTAGGGAAGAGCGGCGGTTGGTAACGCAACACCGCTATCGCGCGTATACCAGAATGGAAGTGGGAGGTTCAGGAATTTGGACGCCGTTGGAACACCTATAGCATGTGGAGCAATCACGCTGTCCATGTTTCCAATCATGTTGTTGTAACCGACTTGTTTACTCGCAGGAGTTGTGAACGCGGCCCAAAAATCTAGGAAGTAGTTATCAAATCGTTCCGCGACAAGATCGTTGAAAGAGATGGCACATTCCCTGATCAAATTGTGCATAAAGTTGCGAGACCAGCGAATTCTACCGCTGGCGCGGTATACATTGCCGTCAAGCAGAGTCACAGACGGGAGTTGAAGGCGTAGCCATGTTGCGACAAGATAATCGCCAGCACGGGAGATGGAGACAGACCACTCCTGATCAAAACCGGCTTGACCTGATGATCTGGAAAGAATTACGGGAACCTGTGTAAACCAGGTGCTTTTTCTTGTTTCACGAACAAAATATGCGAATGCTTGATCCGAGCCATATTGGTATTTCTCAATTTCATCGAAAGTGGCGAGATCGATGAAACCGCTAGTAATATTTGATCCGACAGCTGTCATTGTTTTTTGTTTGCAAGGAAATTTTTTTCATTTGCCACAACATCAGAGAATTCCCTGCCGCATTTTATCAGTGCAAAGTAAAATGATACGACATCTTTTTCACCCCGACTTCCCAACGTGCTCGATATGTCTGGACACTGTTAATCCACTCTCATTTCGGAAACGGAAATATCTAGTTTGTGGACACTTATTTCACAAAAAATGTATTGACAAAATATATCGCCCAAACTGCCCACTGTGTGACACCTACATTTTCAGTCCACACGAAACCCTGTTATTGGACGCAGCATCGCGCAATGACGAGGACACGGTTAAAAAACTGCTGACGGAACAATCCCCGAACATCAAACAGTTGTTTCTTTATGTGTCGTCTCACCGAAAGTACAACTTTTTAATAAATTACTTGTTCAAATTTTGTGATTTTTCTCAGGTCCTTGTAGACAACCTGCACAATTTCGAGATTGCGTCGTTTATTCTAGAGAAAAACACAACTGGAGAGATATCCATTAATTGGTTTAAAACCTTTAATAGTATGACATTGTTTGAATTAGTATGTGATATGAACAATGTAGATGATGAGATTAAAAAAACCATTTTGCTAAAAATTCCTCAGAGTGCCTTAACTGATGATATTAGGGCGTTCGTACCAAGAAGGCCGTCTGCACCTTCGATGTGACTTTTCGGATTAAGGATTTCATCTTAAGATTTTTTCCTTTTTAAAATAAATGTCGGAAAAACCAGCTGTTAATCATGCTGAATGGAAGCGCCTTTCTGAAAAAGCAGGAATCCCACAACTTTCATATACAGCATATCCTTACTTAGACTACATTTCTGAGGAGTTTTTAAAAAAGATTATCTCGAAAACTCTTATTTTCATGGAACATGATAACCGCATAACAGTATATCGTAAGGATGTTGAAAATGCAATATCTGTCGCAGGATACTCACCGCTTTTTGATGTCCCAGATGAAGGCCTGAAAAGATGCAAAATATCAAACGCAAGACGACCCGCGTCTCGAACGAGGTCATATCAATCTCAATACAACTGTCTTATGACTGCAAAAGCGCCATTTAGAGCAGCCGTTATCAGACTTATTGGGAACAACCGTATTCGATTGTGTATTGGGAGCGACCGTATTCTATTGTCAGAAAAATCGTTGACCAGTCTTCATATAGCATTCGAAACGTTTATCCACTCGATATTGACCTCTTCCGCTGAAGTGATGTACAATGCAAAACGAAAAACCCTCCACAGAAGTGACATTAAAGTTGCTTCAAAGATCGTATTAAAGAACTGTTCAGTTATGAACCTCCAAGATAGAAAATTGAAGTTATGGCAGGACGTGTTCTAAATTATAAAGGTGAAATGTATCAGTTAAATAACACATTCGAATTTAAACTGCAAAAGTTAATACACATGTTATATACCGATGTCATGACTACGCATAGAACAAGAACGTTGATGTTTAAAGAACTTTTTGACATCCTACAAAACGAGGAGTCTCTCATCTTGTTATTTCAAGATGTAAAAAATGACGTGAGAAAATATTACGAAGATCTAACATTAAATAACAACTTAGATGATTTAATGTTTTTTAAACGCGTGTTCTCAAAATATATCGACGTGTCGAAAAAATTTATTGCTCCTTCATGTTTAATGTGTCTTGATGCCCAACCTTGTATTCTGACGACACCATGCGGTCATCTGGCATCATGTAAAAAATGTTTTAAAGAATTTACACGAACCGATCCATTAAAACCGTGTTATGTATGTCGTTCAAAAGTAGACGAGTATAAAAATATGGATACATACGTTTCACAATTCAATATACAGGGAGAATATTAATTGTTTCGTTATAGGGATTTTTAGTTAACAATGTTTGTTTGGAAAATAAAATGAACTATAATGTATATCCATTTTTTATAGAATGTAGCAAATATTACGAACAGTGTGATTTAAAATACGTTACATTCGTAGATTTAGCGGTTGGAAAAAGAGGTATTTTTATAAAACGAGCTGAAAAAACTACATATATTGTTACTCCGAATGGTGAGTTCGAAATTCCAAAAAAGTATTCTGACGAAAAACATTTAGAATTTAAAAACAAATGGTGGGGCCGTGTCGACGAGTTCACACAGATGCGCGACTTGATCAAAGAGTCTCGAAAAAATTGGACAACAACCAAAAAAAGAGATAAAATTTATCTCTTTCATAAATACATTTCGTCGTTAAATGTTGATATTTCGTATAAAATTCTATTCAGCAGTCTTTTAACGTTTGCATTGATGTTGAAATTGTTCAAGCCGGCGGATATTGTTTACGAACAGTTTGAGATCAAAAAAGTTAATGCCCGTTTTTTGGACACTAATACGTATCTCAGTCTTGATTTTCTCTACGATTATTCAATTCCGCTCCAAACGAAACAATTGGCGTCGTGTACAACGACAACAGATTAAATTTTATGACACGCTGTCATAACATTCTTAAATAATCAATCTATACATTTATTTTTTGCGTTACGAGTAACCTCCTCTTTTAACACTTATTTATACTTTATTTTATACTTAAACGACCCTTC